ATCGTCGGCAGTGGTTTAAACCAATTTGTTATGCGTCGTAACGAAGAAATCGCCCAAAGCTGGGAGATTGGCGAATTCGACCAAACCACCTGGTATCGTTCAAACTTATTGCCCTTACACGTTTCTGGTACCACTGGTGTGAGCGCGCAACAATTAACAGTCATCAGTACCAACGACTCTACCGGTCAAGCGGTCACCCAAATGACCTTAAGTGGTGCAACAGCAAGTGATGCGAATGCGGTATTTTCAGGCGACTTATTCCAATTTGTTGACGGCGTTTCTGGTAAAACCAACTTACGCTATTTAACCTTCATTGGTCATAAGCCTTCTGCAAACCCTGTTCAAATCAGAGCGACTGCCAACGCAGCAGCAGATGGTAGTGGTCACGTGACCATTAGTTTCACCCCCGCATTAAACTGGGCCGGTGGTCAAAACCAGAACTTGAATACCCCTATCGTGGCTGGGATGAAAATTTTAGGGCTGCCCTCTCACAGAGCAGGCGGTGTTGTCGGTGGCAACGCCATGTATTTAGCAATGCCTAGACTACCAGACCAAACCCCATTCCCAACGGCCAATGAATACGACCCAGATACAGCGGTATCCGTTCGTTTAACATATGGTTCGCTCTTGGGTCAAAACCAAACAGGCTTGGTGTACGACGAAACACACGGCTCTGTCATTGTGCCTGAATACGCAATGCGGGTTGTTGTTCCATTGAGCCAAGGCTAAGGAGTGGCAAAAAATGACTAATCCCCAAGTACAATTAGATCCAGTTTATACTTTACCGGTATTAAACATCAGCGGTTGTATTGTCAGTAACAACGCAACCACGCCTAACACTAAGGTTGATATTAGTTCGGGCACCTGTCGTGATAGCCAAAATATCATGGACATTACCTTAGGTGCTTCTAATGCGAACTTAGAAGGTAATACCGTTACAGCCCCACTCACTGTTGATATCTCAGTCAGCGGTGCTAATGGGTTAGATACGGGCTCGGTTGCTGCGAGTACTGTGTATGCGGTGTATTTGATTGCTGATTCCAGATATTACCAATCAACAGCAGGCATTCTTTCCACTTCACTAAGTGGTCCCACAATGCCATTCGGCTATGATTCCTATCGCTTGATTGGTTATGCGATAACGGATGCTAGCTCGCATTTCTTGTTGATGTATGTGTCAGGCTCAGGCAACTCACGCATCTTTACTTATGACGCGCCTCAAGCAACCGCCGTTACCGCAGGCAATGCAACCAGTTATACCGCCGTTGATTTAAGTGCTTTGGTTCCATACCTTGACCAAACACCGGTATCCATTGCGTATAACTTAAATGCCAATGCAGCGGCTGATACTTTGAAATTGCAAGGCGCTAATAGCACCGGTGATGCGATTATCATCACTGCAGCGGTTGCGGGCTCAACAGCTCATACAACTGGTAATGCGCAAGTGTTAGCACAGCAAAAATCATCTAAGCCTGAAATCAACTATAAGGTTAGCAGTGGTTCAGCCGCTGTTGCTTTAAACGTAGCCGGTTTTATTTTCTACGTTTAATAGATGGTTAAATACTTTAAGGAGCGGTAATTATGGTTTATCTAGCGCAAGACTTAATTACACGCTCCTGGTATTTATCAGGCATTGTTGCAAGAAACTTACAAACCCCCACATCAGACCAAATCAACGATGGTCTTCAGTTATTGAATTCAATTTTAGATTTTAAATTTATTGAGACAGATTTAATTCCTTACTGGACCTATAATCAGACGTTTTCAACTATCCCCGGGCAAGAGAGTTATTTCATCGCCAATTGTGTAGCCGTTGAATCTTTAACATTCGTCTTAAATGAAGTTCGCTATGCCATGGACTATCAAACCAGACGCGTCTACTTTGGCTCAGGGCGTATTGATAACGTACAAACATTGCCTTTTAACTGGCAATTCAACCGGGAAGTAGGCGGCGGCACGCTTTATCTGTATTTCATCCCTGACCAAGTTTACCCCTTAAACATCATGGGTAAGTTTGCTCTAACCAATGTCAGCTTAAACACCGATTTATTGACCGTCTATGATGCTGCCTATATTGAATATTTGCGTTATATGCTGGCGCAATATATGTGTAATGAGTACAAAATTCCTTTTGATGAGCAGTCACGACAGCAGCTTAAATCAATGACCCGCACCCTGATGTTTGAATCACCGCCCGATGTCAGCATTAAGAAGATGAGCATCTTAACGCAAGGCTCAGGGATTAACTTTGGCGACGTCAACATTGGTCGCGGATACAGACCAAATTAAAAAGGTTAAGGACGGCCATGCAGCCATACGATCAAAATGTGCAACAACTTGAGTTAAACATCGTTGGCAGCTCAACCTTTGGTCGTTATCCTAAAATTTCAATTGAAAAAACATTTAATATGTTAATCAGTGATGGTTGGCTGGTTGATTATGCGGGATATAAACTTGCTATCCGCGCATCAAAGTTTGCAAATGCAACAGAAGGTCGCGGCATTCATGTTAGCACTAAGTTTGACAGAATCATTGCGGTTTTTGATAATAATGTCTATTTAATCAACTTGGAATATGACCAAGCCACCCAACAGATTGTTAACGCACGCCAAACATTAATTGGTACCTTGAATAGCGCAACCGGTGTGGTTTATATCACTGAAAACAATAAGCCACAAATTGTGATTTCGGATACCATTCAAATTTATTATTATGATCCGACTTTATCACCAACCTTTCAAATCGCTACCGAAGATGGGACTAACCCTATTTCTTTTGCGCCCGGATTTATTGATTTTCATGACACTTATATTTTGTGCGCAGCTTCTAATGACACCCTTTATACGCCACCAGCGAATAATACATGGAGACTGGGAGCGTTTGATTCAGGCTCTGGCAAATTGGTATTTGCTGATAATGCAGCATCTGTTGGTCTTATACAAACCAAGCCAGACAATACGCAAGCGGTTGTGAGATTCCCATCCAGGGGTAATCAAATATTAGTTCTCGGTCAAACAGTGTGTGAGGCTTGGTATAATGTCGGATATCAACTATTTCCTTACCAGCGCTCTACTTCATTCAGTATTGATTATGGCTGTCTTAATCCGGCATCAATAGCCAGCACGGATGAGATTGTTGTCTGGCTTGCACAAAATGAAAAGTCCGGCCCTATTATTGTTTATACGACCGGGGGCAATCCACAAAAAATCACAACCGATGGCATTGATTTTTTATTCTCACAATTAACAGACCCAGCTGATTGCCAAGGCTTTATCTATCGACAAGATGGGCATCTGATTTATCACATCAATTTTTATACTGATAATCTTTCATTATTCTATGACTTCAATACTCAGAGATTTTTTAATGCTTCTGATGAAAACTTAAATTATTTCATAGCGGGACAAGTCGCATTTTTTAGAAATCAATACTATTTTATTACTAAAAATAATGGCAATTTGTACGCTTTCGATACCGTATTTACCACTTATGATGGTTCAGAGATTCCCCGTATTCGCACCTGTAAATCGGTGCGTAATGTAAATCAAAATTATTTTTCCTGTGTGAATGTGGGATTTACGATTGAGACTGGCGAAACCCCTTATCAAGAGCAAGACCGCGGCAATATTTTTCTCATAACCCAAGACGGTAAATATATAATTGCTCAACCGGGCGATATATTATTTGTGACACAGCTCGGTGATTATATTCAAACCCAAGACGGTAAATTGTTAAGGTCGCAGCAAGCTGACGCTGATGCAACTAATTTTCTCATTGCCCAACAAAATTATTTCATTTATACGACGCCGCGTATCGATTTATCCATTTCAATTGATGGGGGGCAATCATTCAGTTCTGATATGCCTTATGTCTTACTAGGTCAGGGCAAAAGACGAAATCGGTTAATGTGGTGGCAGCTGGGCGCCGCTAATGACCTTGTCTGCCAATTTAGATTTTGGGGTATTGGGAGATTTGTTGCGTATGAGGGAGTAGCCAACGTGCGAACATGACCTTTCAAACTAAAAAACAACAAGCCATTTTCCCTGATTTGCCAACACAACATAAGTTTTTAAACGAAGACGGCACCGTTAATGCTTATTGGTTATTTTATTTTGAAAACTTAACAGCAGCGCTACAATCAAACTTTAAACCTGAAGGGATAGTCATCCCCCAAAAAACAGCGACTGAGATTGCAGATTTAATCGGAACCCCGACGGAAGGCAGTACAGCAGCCTCAGTATCCAATGCTAATATAGTATATGACTCAACGAATAACGCCTTTAAGGGCAATGTGAATGGGACCTGGAAAACATTCACCGTAAGCTAAGGAATGGTTATGGCAGACATTGACTGGAACAGTTACTTAAATAAATCTATGGATATGGCTAATAGTCGCATGCGCGCCGACCAATGGGGTAATTTAGGGGGCGCCAAGGGCAACTATTTTGCCCCCTGGGAAAAGGATGCCGATTCAGCCATGCCTACTTTGCAGAACATTCCCCAAACCATGGCGCCTTACTATCAACATTATATTGAAGGCGGCCTACACCCGGGGGAACGCCTGAATGAGATTGGCTCATCTTTTCATCAATCGCCCGGTTTTCAATTTGCGTTACAACAAGCTCTACAAGGCGCCAATCATGCGGCTGCAGCGGGTGGTATGGCTGGCAGCCCACAAGCTCAACAGTTAGCAATGCAAACAGCAACAGGGCTTGCTGACCAAGATTATAACAATTACCTTACCCATGCGATGGGTATTTATAACACCGGCTATGGCGCATCTTCTGATTTAGCAAAAGCCATCATGGACTCGATGTTAACGCAAGCGCAATTACAATATGAAGGCGCTAATGCCAGCAATCAACATGCAGGCGGCGGCCTCGGGAGTTTAATCGGTGGTGGACTTGGTCTTCTTGCGGGGGGGCCAATAGGTGGCGCAGTCGGTAGTGCTTTGGGGGGCTTTTTCTAATGCCAATGACATTTAGACCGATTTCATTTGATGAGGCCAACCCTTTTCTTGCGGGTTTTAGTCGTGCAAAACAATTAGAAGCCCAAGACATTCAAAATGCTTATAACAGAGCGCAGGCTCAGTTTGCGCCCGCTTCTCTGCAGGCTGATATTTATAATAAATTCATGGAAGCGAAACGTAATGAAAAAATGGCTAATTTGCCCTTTGGTGGTCAAATGCCAACAGGCCCCGCTGGTCAAATATATGGCATTGAATTACTAAAATCACTTTACGGGGAAAATGATCCAAGAGTTAAGCAGGCGCAAGCTATATTAAATTTACAGCAAGATAGAATTCAATCTAATATTGATTGGCAAAGTTTTATGAGAAACGATCCTACTGCTTTAAATAGATTCTATAGCAGCCAAGGCAAGCTTCAAAATGAACAAAGCGGCAAAGTTCCTACACCCAGCACGCCCTCACCTCTAGATTTAATGATGCAAGTACCACAAAACAACACACCACAATCCCGCGGCGTAAATGTTGCGACTCAATGGATGCCACAAGATGCAAATATGCCAGAGTTGCCCCCTTTGCAAAAACCATCTGTTTCCGCACCGGCTGGCATGCAAGCGCCTATGCAAAGTATTCAAATGCAAGCTAATGTTGCAAAAAATTTAGCGGAGAATAATGAAAAGCATTGGCTAGACTATCAGCGGGCTATAGAAAAAAGCACATTAACGCCTCAGGTTATTAATAAAGCAAATTCTGCATTAGCCGCCGAAACCACTATGAGCAAAATAGATCCACACGCTCTGACAAAATACGCCGGTCTTTTGAAAAAATATGGTAAGACATTGGCAGAAATTGAAGCGGGAAGAGGGGCTAATTCAAGAGAATATACTGAATTTAAAAAAGCACGCCAAAACATGCAGATGTTGGCTGCTCAAATTCAACAATTTGAAACTTCATCAGTTGCAGAATCTACAAAACATGAGTTTCAAAAGCTTGTTGATACAGACGAAGCTTTTACTAATCCCAAGCTTGCCGAAGAATTATTTCTTGATATGAGAGATACCATTAAACGGGAGGCGCTTAACTATATCAATCAGGTTCCCAGTGTTAAATATTTATATGACAAAATGGAGCTAGCCAAAGATAGTCCTTATGAAAAACAAAGACAAAAGGTTTGGTCTAAATCAGAAATACAATCGACAGCGCGCCAATTTGGCATCAGTGAAGAACAAGTTAAGCAATTTATAGCCAAGAAAGGCGGTCGATATGAGTAAGGAACTAATTGATTTCTTAACTAATGCGCCAGATATTGAGCAAGACCAGTCCTATGACCAGTCATTAGCTGACTATCTTGAGCTTGGTGAGCCACCAACGCAATCATTTTTGCCTTCATTTGATAGAAGCAGGCTATCAAATCCGATGCAAGCCATTGCTCCAAGTTTTGAACAACAATCTAAACTTGGCCCTAATTTAAATATGCCTAGAAATATGCTGGCCGGGATGGCAAAAGCGGGGCATACCTTAGCCCAATATTTGCCCGGGACGCCCCCTGAACTTGATGAGCTGAAGGCTTTCGGTATTAATGAAAATGCAAGAACGCCAATGGATAAAGCCGCCTATGGTATAGGTCGTTACTTACCTTATGCCATTGCCTCAGGAAATGGCGCTCTGCCTCAAATCATGGGTGGTGTTACTTATGGAATTACTCAACATGAGCCAGGTCAAAAAAACTTATTAGAGCAAATTCCTTATATTGGAGAGTATATGCCCTCTGGGAGAGTGGGCTCAGCGCTTGAGGGAGGATTATTTAATGCAATTCCAAACACACCTTCTATGCTTAATCAAATGAGGCCTAGTAATTTTTTAAGAGGCTCTATTGAAGATGCGGAACTTGCAGCGAGACAAGAAGCAGCACGCGGAACACCCACCAATATTGGACGTATTATAGACAAACCAATCTTAGCGAACCTTCAAGAAAACGAACTGCGCGCAGTCCCTTTTAGTGGTGTTGATGCATCAGCTGATGCCATTGGCTCAGAATTAAAAGACAGGGCTCAAGCTATTTTTGATTATTTATTGCCCAATAAAAAAGAAGGGAGAAATATTGTTAATATTGGTGAGCGCGGTGAAAATTATGCTGAAGAGATACAAAAAGGACTTGCCAATGCTAAGCGGCAAGCGCAGAAGTTAAAGAATGAACAATATGATGCCATCAAAGAAAGAGCATTAAAAAATGGTGACATGGTCGAGCCGACAGAATTTGCTAAAACAGCCAATGAATATAGTGGTGCCCTTAAAAATACCAAAATACTACAGTTTGAAAAAAATGAATCGGGTATCTTGAAGGCGCTGGACAAATATCTTAACCCCAGTAAAGCAGAGCAGGCACCGGGTTTATTAACTGATAAGAATGGCAATTATTTGGGTGTCACAGAAGGCAAAATAAGTCAGCCCTTAGACCTTGGAGAAGCCATCGCCATCAGAAGCAAGGTTGGCCAATATGCAAATAAGCTTTTAAAAAGCCCTGACGCAGAAAGTCAATCGGCGGCACATATGTTTATGGATTTAAATAAGTCCTTAAGCAAAGACATTGAGCATGCTTTAAAAAATAGTAAAGACAAAACGCTTTTTAAAGATTTGAAATTAACTGATAAAGAATTTGGCGAAGGGTATGCAC